CAAGATGAGCAAGATACACGTACCTGAACACGTAGCACAATCAATCGAAGCAGAAAAAGCTGCAAAAGTAAAACCAAAAGAAAAAGAGACAACTACAGCACCAATCTTAGAAACAAGTTATGTTGATCAAGGCGCAAGGGTGTTGGATCCAACTCTATTAGAACAATCAATTTTAGATCGCATGCCACAACCTACTGGTTGGCGCATGTTAATACTGCCTTATGCCGGTAAAGGGGTATCAGATGGTGGTATTCAATTAGTGCAAGCAACTGTTGATCGTGAAAGATTAGCAACAGTAGTCGGTTATGTGGTCAAAATGGGGCCTGACTGTTACAAGGACAGCAGTAAGTTTGATAAACCTTGGTGTCAGGAAAAACAATGGGTGTTAATCGGTAGATATGCTGGGGCAAGATTCCGTTTGGGTGATGATTCTGAGTGTAGAATTATCAACGATGATGAGGTGATTGCCACTATTTTAGACCCCGATGACATTCTTGCAGTATAAGGAGCACAATGGAAGAAGCACTACAACAAGAAAACACAGTCGAAACTCCTGAAGTCGAGGGTGAGATTGTTGAACTAGATAGTCCTGCAGAGGCTAGTACCGAATCGACTACAGAACCTGTTGTTGCCGAGGAACCACCAGTAGAGGAGGTTGCCGAGGTTGCAGAGGTAGAAACAACTGATGAAGATGAATTAACTAATTATTCTGAAAAGGTACAAAAAAGAATAAATACCCTTACGCGTAAACTGCGTGAGGCAGAAAGAGGTCAAGAGAGTGCAGCAAGATATGCACAAGACTTACAAAAACAAAATATAGCTTTGCAAAGTCAAGCAGTAACCTTACAAGAATCTAACTTTACTGAAACAGAAAATAGGTTGAAGTCACAAAAAGCACAAACTTTGGCAGCACTCAAAGAAGCTACACAAAATGCAGATCATGAAAAAGTTGCCGAAGCTAATGATGTCTTAGCACAGATTGCTGCTCGAGAAATCCAAGTGCAAGAGGGCAAACAAAGGGTGGAGTACCAAAAACAGGTAGCCGCAGAACAACCACAAACAGAAGTGGAAATGCCTGCTATTCATCCTGATACCCAACAGTGGTTAGATGACAATCCTTGGTTTTTAAATGATTCAGAGATGCGCACTAGCGCCCAAGCAATAGACAAAGATTTAATTCAAGAGGGTTATGTAGAGGGTTCTAGTGCTTACTTTAAAGAAGTAGATAAAAGAATCCGCGAAGTCCATCCTGAAAAATTTGGGGGGACTACTACAGCAAAACCCCAACAAAAGGTTGCTTCAGCAAACCGCACAGCTGGTCAAGCCAGTGGTAAAAGACAGGTAAAACTGTCACCAAGTGAGGTTGCTATGGCAAAAAAATTAAACGTACCTTTGAAAGAGTACGCAAAATATGTTAAAAGGTAACTAATATGACAGATAATACTGATTCAAAAAACAGAACATCGCGTTCTGCCGACACTCGAGCTAAACAAGAAGCTCGCAAACCTTGGAGCCCACCATCAATGTTGGAAACTCCTCCTGCACCTGAAGGTTATACCTACAGGTGGATACGTGCTGAACTCGTAGGCGCGGAAGATAGAAAAAATGTAACTGCAAGAATGCGTGAAGGTTTCGACCTTGTGCGTGCCGAGGAGTTACCTGATTTTGAACTTCCTACGATAGATGACGGCAAACATGCAGGAGTCATATCCGTTGGTGGTTTGTTACTGGCAAAAATTCCTAACGAGACGCGTGAAGAAAGAAACTCCTACTTTCAGCAACGTGCATCTACACAGCAAGATGCGGTAGATAATGACTTACTCAGGGAATCTGATCCTAACTCTCCGATTTTAAATCCTGAGAGAAGTAGCAAAGTAACTTTTGGCGGTGGTCAACGTAGTTGATCTCCAAATATAAATTTTAAATATAATAGGTGATTTATTATGGCAAATAAGAATGCCCCATTTGGTGCAAGACTTGTTGGTGCTTTAGGTTCAGGGCCTACCTCTAATGGTACTACTGAATATGAAATAGCTTCAGGTGCATCAGGGAACATTTTTTCAGGCGACCTAGTTAAAATGACCAATGCTGGTACTATTTTAGTAGCTGCAGCTGGTGATGAAGCATTAGGTGTGTTTAGAGGCTGTAAGTTTACTAATTCTTCAGGAGAAGTAATTTTTAGCTCACATTACCCCGATGGCACAGTTTCGTCTGATATTGTTGCATTCGTACATGATGACCCCCACGCTGTATTTGAGATTCAAAGTGCAGGTTCTCCAGCTCAAACTGATGTCGGTTTGAATGCAGATATTTCCTATAGCACAGGTTCTACTAAAACTGGTATGTCTGCTATGGAACTTTCTGGAACAACAGCAGCTACAACTGCTACGTTTAGAATTATGGGCTTTTCTAGTGATCCTGATAACAGTACAACGGGTTCAGCAAACGTGAATGTAATAGTCAAGTTTAATGAGCACTTCTATATCGATCCAACAGGAGTATAAATAAATGGCAATAAATAGAGCGCAATTAGCGAAAGAATTAGAGCCTGGTTTGAATGCTTTATTCGGTATGGAATATGCACGTTATGAGGCTGAGCATTTAGAGATTTACGAAACTGAATCTTCTGATCGAGCATTTGAAGAAGAAACTCTTATCGTAGGGTTTGGTAATGCTGAAGTAAAAGCTGAAGGTAGTGGTGTCAGATTTGACAATGCTAACGAAGGTTATACTTCTCGTTATACCCACGAAACAGTGGCTTTAGCTTTTGCATTAACAGAAGAAGCAATCGAAGATAATCTTTATGACCGTCTTGGTGCAAGATATACCAAAGCTTTAGCAAGATCTATGGCAAATACAAAGCAAATCAAAGCTGCTGCAGTATTAAACAATGCGTTTAGTGTTGCTGGTGGTGATGGCAAAACTTTGATTGCAACAGATCATCCCTTAGGCGGCGGTGGCTCATTAGCAAACAGAGCAACAACTATGGCAGATTTGAATGAAACTTCACTTGAAGATGCATTAATTGGTATCTCTACATTTACAGATGATAGAGGTCTAAATATTGCACTTCGTGGTATGAAGTTAATTGTTCCACCACAGTTGGTATTTGTTGCTGATAGATTACTACAATCTCCAGGCAGAGTTGGTACTTCAGATAATGATATTAATGCTATTAATAACATGAATACCATGCTCCCCGAAGGTTATGTAGTTAATCACTATCTAACAGATACAGATGCTTATTTCATAAAAACTGACTGCCCTGATGGGTTTAAGTATTTTGAAAGATCTCCAATGCAAACTGCATTAGAAGGTGATTTCGATACAGGCAATATGAGATATAAAGCTAGAGAAAGATATTCATTCGGATATTCAAACTTCAGAGCCGTATATGGTTCTCAAGGAGCTTAATAGGAACGGGTTATTGTAGCGTTTCTCACTCAACTACAATGTAAGGGAGCTTCGGCTCCCTTTTTTTATTTGCTAGTTATGAAAAATAGGTATAGAATTTAGGAGATTTATAAATTTGCTTGATGAGGGCCGCAAGGTTTCCATTAATACAATAAAAAGGAGTTCATAATGGCAAATCCACATTTTCAAAATCTAATATTAAATGCAGGTAACACTGTAGCAACTAAGCATAAGAAAGATGTTCCTATGTTTGTTGTCAATCCGTCTAGCACCTTGTTTTATCAATATGCTAATGACTTTATGACCTACAACTCAGGTGATTTTACTATCACTACAACAGAAGCTGGCACAGGTTCTGCAACTGAAGCATTAACTTCAGGAGCTGGTGGTCAACTATTACTTACTAATGCCGCAGGTGATAATGATTTAGACTTTTTACAGTTAAAAGGTGAATCATTTAAACTTAGTAGTTCAAAAAGAGCGTTTTTTGAAGCCAGGTTTAAAGTAAGTGATGCTACTCAGTCAGATGTGGTTATGGGTTTACAAATTACCGACACTACCCCACTAGCTGTCAGTGATGGTGTCTATTTCTTAAAAGATGATGGTGATACAAACTTAGATTTCCATATCGAAAAAAATGGTACTGATACAACTACTTCAGCAGTAACTACATTAGCAGATGATACTTTTGTTACTGTAGGTTTCTTTATTGATCCAAGCACTTCACAAGTGTCATACTTTATCGGTTCCGCAGAACCTGTAGGTGTTGTTAATACTAATTTACCTGATGATGAAGAACTAACAGTATCATTTGGTATCCAAAATGGTGAAGCAGCAGCAAAAACTATGACCATAGATTACATTAATGTAATTTGTGAAAGATAGGAGTAAACAATGGCAGATACAGTAACCTCGCAAACTATCCAAGATGGTGAGAGAGTAGCAGTATTAAAGTTTACAAATGAATCTGATGGCACAGGTGAATCTTCTGTAAAAAAAGTTGATGTTTCGGCATTAACAACAAATAGTAAAGGTGAATCTTGTACTAGTGTTTCAATAGCTAGAATACATTGGTTTTGCCGAGGTATGGGTGTTGATATAGAATTTGATGCTAGCACTAATGTATTAGCAGTCACTCTAGCACCTGATAGCTCAGGTGATGAATATTTCGATCAGTTCTCAGGTATTCCTAACAATGCAGGTTCAGGTGTAACTGGTGATATAGACTTTACTACAGTTGGACATTCTAGTGGTGATGCTTATTCGATAATTTTAGTATTGAATAAGAATTATTAATGAATGGCAGAATATCAAGGCAAAAAAGTAACTTTGAATAGACCTAGACCTCTTCGTAAAGGAGAGGTCGGTTATGGTAAAAAACGCAAAGTTGTGTTTGTCAAAAATCCTTCAAGTGGTAAAGTAAAGAAAATAACTTTTGGAGATGCAAAGTTAGGTATGCATAAAAATGATCCAAAAAGAAAAAGATCATACTGTAAACGTAGTGAAAGGTTAGGAAACGATAGAATGAAAGCAAACTATTGGGCAAGAAGGGATTGGGACTGTTGAGTTATCACTATACCAAAGATATAAACAAGTTAATCAAAGGTTTAGAAAAAGCATCTAAGTCTCATGCTGCGCAAGTAAAAGTATTAGAAAAAATACTTGCAGAAACAAAAAAAGCAAAAAATGCCAAGAAAAAAAAGAGATCCTAAAGTTGGCACAGGCAAGAAACCTAAGGGTTCTGGCCGCAGACTCTATACTGATGAAAACCCCAAAGATACAGTAGGCATTAAATTTGCCACCCCTGCTGATGCTACTAGAACTGTTAATAAAGTTAAAAATATCCGTAAACCTTTTGCTAGGAAGATACAAATCTTGACTGTTGGGGAACAAAGAGCAAAAGTTATGGGAAAAAAAACAGTTGCCGACATATTCAAACGGGGTAAAGACAAAATAAGGAGATTGCATGGTCGCAAAGCTTAAAAACCTTAAATTTAAAATAAAAAAAGGTAAAAAATTAGGTTTTAGTGAAAGAGCACAAGCAAAGGCAAGAGGTCTAATTAAAAGGACAGGTGGCAAATATAAAGGTAAAAAGGTAAAATCAAGTAAATATAGGTAGATATGGCAAAGAAAGCAAAAAGTAAAGGTAAGATATGCCCTGAAGGTAAAGCTTGGGCAAAAAGAACTTTTGATGTTTATCCCAGTGCATATGCAAATTTAGCTGCTTCTAAATATTGCAAAGATCCAAACTATGCAAAGAAAGCCAAAGGCGGCAAGCGCAAAGGTAGAAGGTTTGGTGGGCCCATTCGAGGACAAGGCATAGTCATGGCAGATAGATTGCGATGAGCAAACATAAAGGACAGTTACAGAGTTGGTTAGATGAAGATTGGGTTAGATTGGGAGCAGATGGTTCTATCAAAGGTTCCTGTGGTGGTAGAAAAGAAGCAGAGGGTAAACCCAAATGTATACCTCGAAGCAAAGCTAATAAACTTTCTAAATCAGAGCGTGCTAAACTAGTTGCAAGGAAAAGGCGCAAAGACCCTAATCCAAATAGAAAAGGTAAACCAATTATGGTATCAAATAAACTAAAAAAAGGTGGAACACCGCTTGCCAATCCAGGCAAAGCTGATCTTAATAAAGATGGTAAACTATCTTCTTATGAAAGAACAAGAGGATTAGCAATAGAAAAAGCCATGCGTAAACAAAACCGAGCAAAAATGAAAAAAGGCGGT